TGTACCTTCTGCTACTACTTTTGCATTAAATCAAACATTTGGAAATGCAAATACAAGTGGCAGACAATATATTGCCTATTGTTGGCATTCAGTATCAGGATATAGCAAGTTTGGAAGTTATACAGGAACTGGAAGTGAACAATTAATAACTACTGGATTTGCAGTTGATTTTGTGCTTATAAAAGCATCAAGTACAACTCAATCTTGGATGATATATGATTCAGTAAGAAGTGGTACAAATTATATAGAAGCTAATTCAAGTGCAGCAGAAGGTACTGCAGGTACTAATTTAGTAAGTTTTGAGTCTAATGGATTTAAAGTATATTCAAGTAATAGTGAAAACCAGAACGGACAAACTTATATATATATGGCATTTAAAATAAATTAAAACATGACACAAACTAGATTAAAATCAGGTAACCTTCATATGATAGGAGGAGATAACGGAAGTGATGGCAATGTACTTAAATCAAAAGGTGATGGTACAATGGAGTGGGGCACAGCGATTACCCCGCCCACATTTTCATCTGTAGATTACCCTGGTAATGATACAGCTTTAGATCCAGCTGGTGGCCAAAACTTAATTATAAATGGTGGTAATTTTGTAACAGGTGTTACATGTACTATAGATGGAACAGTACCTTCCTCAATAACCTTAAATAGCGTAAGTCAAATGACTGTTGTGGCACCCGCTAAATCTGCCGGTTCATATGCTCTTGTAATTTCTAACACTGACGGGGGTAGTGCTACCTCAGCTAGTGCTGTTTCTTATAATGGTATTCCAGCTTTCACAAACGCAGCTGGTAGCTTAGGCACTGTAAATGAAGGAACAACAGTTAATTTATCCGTAGCCGCAACAGAGCCAGATGGAGGAGCTATAACGCATACAGTTACCTCAGGTTCTTTACCTTCAGGTTTAAGTTTAAATGCAAGTACAGGGGCTATAACAGGAACTGCACCAGATGTTACCGCAAACACAACTAGTAATTTCAGTATTACAGCAACAGATAACGAAAACCAATCTACAGTAAGAGCTTATTCCATAACAGTTAATAATGTTAATGTTGCAGAGCATTTTAATATTGTTTTATACACGGGAAATGGTAGTTCAGGTTTAGCAATTACTGGGGTGGGATTCAAACCGGATTTTGTATGGTTGAAAGAAAGAGATAGAGTAGAAAATCATAATCTATATGATTCTTCAAGAGGAGCTCTAAAATTCTTATCTTCAAATAGTACCAATGCAGAATCCACAGGAGCACAAAGATTACAATCATTTGATAACGACGGTTTTACTTTAGGTAGTGACAATGAGTGTAATGACAGTGGAGTACCTTATGTGGCTTGGTGCTGGAAAGCGAATGGGGGAAGCACAAGCACAAATAATGATGGAAGTATTACAAGTACAGTTCAAGCAAATGATACATTAGGGTTTTCTATAGTCCAATTCACAGGTTCTGGAAGTAATGCTACTGTAGGACATGGATTAAGTTCAGCTCCAGATTATATCATTATGACAAATAGGACAAGACAAGGATATGGTTGGTATGTTTATAATTCAGCTTCGGGGCCTACTAAAAACATGGTTTTAAACACCGCAGATGCGGAGTCTACAAATGGAGCCGCTTGGAATAACACAGCTACTACAGCTACTACTTTTTCTTTAGGTACTGAAACAGGAACAAACAGCAATAATTATCCGTATATTGCATATTGTTTTGCAAACACAACAGGATTTTCAAAAGCTGGTAGTTATACTGGAAATGCGTCTGACAATGGACCTTTTGTAAACCTAGGATTTTCTCCTGCATTTTTAATGATAAAAACAACTGGATCAGATAATTGGTTGATAGTTGATAATAAAAGAGAAACAGCAAATCCAAGAGATGTAAGATTAGCCCCTAATAGCACAGCGGCAGAATCATCTGAGTCTGGAGCGCAAGTTGATTTTTATACAACTGGTTTTAAAATAAGAGGTAGTGGGAGTGGTCAAGGACAGGTTAATAGCAATGGAACAACTTATATATATTTAGCATTTGCAGCATCACTGCCTTCAACAACACCAACTCTTGCTGATAGTTTTAATACAATACTTTATACAGGTACAGGCTCTGCAAATAGAGCGGTAACAGGAGTGGGATTTAGCCCTGGGTTAGTTTGGATGAAAGGTAGGTCTCAGCAAGATCATCATTATTGGCAGGATGAGGTAAGAGGTGCACAAAAAAGAATACATTCAAATTTAACTGTAGCAGAACAATCTCCTGATTCAAATAGATTCACTTCATTTGATTCAGATGGATTTACTGTAGGTAGTGATAACTCTGTGAATATGAATACAGAAACTTATGTGTCCTGGATATGGAAAGGTGGAGGATCGGTTCCATTATATAATACAACAGGATCTATAAATTCTGTAGTTAGTGTAAATGCTAATGCGGGTTTCAGTATTGTAAAATATACTGGGACTGGTGCAAATGCTACCGTAGGACATAATTTAGGAGCTGAGCCTGAAGTAATGATTATTAAAGATTTAGATAATACAAGAGATTGGGCAGTATATCATAAATATAATACAGGTTCAAGTGGTTATGCAAATCAAGAAAGATTAAAGTTAAACACAGATGACCCCACAACTACCTATGCACCATATTGGAATAGTACAACTCCAACATCAACTGTATTTAGCGTGGGGAATGAGGGTAATGTTAATACATCAGGTCAAAATTATATTGCTTATCTTTGGGCGCCTAAATCAGGATATAGTAAGTTTGGGAGTTATACAGGAACAGGAAGTTCAGGTAATGCGCAATCTATTGGATTTCAACCTGACTTTGTTATGGTTAAATCTACAGCACAATATGGTTGGAATATTTACGACAGTAAAAGACCATCAGGTTCTATAACAGGCAGATATATGTTAATTGCAAATGCAGATAATAGTGAATTTACAACAAGTGCAGTTCATATTGATTTAACATCAAATGGATTTAGTTTTCCAAATGGTTATGACGGAAGTAACAAATCAAGTCAAAAGTATGTATACATGGCATTCAAAATAAACTAAAAGCGTGTAATATACATAATAATATAATTTAATCAAATTCAATAACTTATGAAATTAAAGAAAAAAGAGCTTGAAGATTTAAAATCTTTAGTAGAAAAAATTGCTACAACTCAAAACGAAATAGGGTTAAACACAGTTAACGGACACAAGTTAGCCCATAGCTTTTCACAATTAGAAATGCAATTAAATACAATGAAGTCTGATCTTGAAAATACTTATGGTAAAATCAACATAAATATTGAAACAGGTGAGATAGATAAAATTGAATCAAATGAAACTAATAAGAAAGATTAGTGTAGGAAGAGACTATAAAGATAATGCAATGCACTATCAAATAGGACAAGCGGTTTATGGAAACCACATTATAACGAATATACTTGAAAAAGAACACGATTACCAAATATATATAGAAAAGAATAAAGAAGTATTACTTTGGAAATCTTTTAATAAAAACATGGGAATAAGTATTGAGTATAATTTAGATTATGAATAATCCATACGCTTTAATAATACAACCAAAAGAAAACCGCTACAAAAACACTAAAAAAGTATCTGATAAAAACTTAATCCTAAACACGTCGATTAGTGACCATAGGTATGTAAGTAAAGAAGCAATAGTAAAAGCGCTCCCAGGCGCGTTTAAAACACCTCTACAGGAGTCTGATGAAGTAATGGTGCATCATAATATATTTAGAAGGTACTACGATGTTAGAGGAATTGAAAAAAATAGTGGTAATTATTTCAAAGAAGATATGTATTTTTGTTATTTAGATCAAGTGTACATGTATAAAAGAAATGAAAACTGGGTGGCAATGCCAGGTTACTGTTTTGTAAATCCTATACAATCGGAAGATAAATGGGAAAACAAAGAAGAACCTTTAAAAGGTATTGTAGTTTACACAGATGGATCAGATACTGTAAAGAAAGATGAGCTTGTTGGATTTACACCATACTCTGAATTTGAATTTATAGTAGGTGATAAAAGATTGTATAGAATAAAATTAAATGATATTTCAATAAAGTATGAACACAAAGGAACAGAAAAACTCTATAATACGAGCTGGTTATAAAGCTGTAAAAGAGTTGATCAAAGTCGCTGAAGAAGAAATCATAGTTGAAGATGCAGCAGATGAGCTAGCAGCGGATAGATTAAAGAATGCAGCAGCAACTAAAAAGTTAGCTATCTTTGATGCTTTTGAAATATTAAATAGGATTGAATCTGAAAAAGCAATGCTAGATAATAAACCACAAGATAAAGAAAAAGCTTTTAGTGGTTTTGCAGAAAAAAGGTCTAAATAATGTCATATAAGCAAACATTATATAAAATCATTGAACCTATTAAGCGTACAACGATACATAGACTGAATAAAAACAAACACTGGGAATATGGGTATAACAAAGAACATGATGTAGTTGTTATAAGTAAAACAGGTAAGATTGGTGATATATATGAAATACAAAATCTTAAGATTGCTTTACCTCTTGCAGAAGATGTGTATAGCAAACACAATAAGTGGGTTGCGGCAGATTACCCTAAAGAATTAAGAAACATAAGAACAATATTTGACTGGCAAACATATCCAGAAGAATTTAAAAAAGATTGGTATGGTTACATTGATAAAGAGTTTACTAGAAGAGAAGAAGGGTATTGGTTCCGTAATAAAGGTGTTGACACTTATATCACTGGCTCTCATTACAATTACTTGCAGTGGTCCAAGATTGATGTTGGGAAGCCAGACTTTCGAGAAGCAAACAGATTATTCTTCATTTTCTGGGAAGCATGCAAGGCAGATACAAGATGCTATGGAATATGCTACCTTAAGAATAGACGGTCTGGATTTAGCTTCATGTCAAGCAGCGAGACAGTTAATCAAGCTACAATCTCTTCAGATGCTAGATTCGGAATCTTATCGAAGACTGGTAGCGATGCAAAGAAGATGTTTACGGACAAGGTCGTCCCAATTTCATTACACTACCCATTCTTCTTTAAACCAATACAAGACGGGATGGACCGTCCCAAGACAGAGTTGGCCTACCGTGTCCCAGCATCCAAACTCACAAGAAAGTCCATCACCAGTACAGCCAAATCCAAGTCCACCACAGGGACGCTCGAAGGGCTCGATACAACAATAGATTGGAAGAACACAGGTGATAACTCGTATGATGGTGAAAAGTTAAAATTACTTGTTCACGATGAATCTGGTAAATGGGAAAGACCAGATAATATATTAAACAATTGGCGTGTTACTAAAACAACACTGAGATTAGGAAGTAGGATTATAGGGAAGTGCATGATGGGCTCAACATCCAACG